GGAGAGAAGCCATAAAAACAAGTATGATTAGGTTGCATTATTCTAAATCTTTGATTACTGACCCAAGTATTATCTACAATTAGAATATGAGTTCTAGTGCTATTAGATTCATCTATTTCATGAGATAAGATATAACTAATATATGTAGGATAGCCTTCATTTAAGGATATTCCATGTCCAGAAACTAAAGCCCCCGCATCTGAACGATAGTCATGTACTTCGCTAACTAGATAGCAACCTGTTAAGTTTACAAAATCTAAGAATGCATTTTCATTGGTTGCTGCTATTTCTATCTTATAAACGTTTTCTCCACCTTTTGTAACGTCTGCTGAAAGACTACTCCCGTTTATTTCTAATGTGGGCTTAAAGGCTAGAAACACCCCATCAGCAGTATCATCATATGTTTTATTTGTATCTTCATCAGTATTATTTTGAAATGGGGGAACACCGCAGGACATAGTAATAGTAGAAGAAATACCAGAATTATCAGCATTATTTGCGTGTGCTTCAGTAATAGTATTACCTGACATTCCTTCAGAAGCGAGGGATTTTCCATCTTCTATGGGGTATCTATCTAAAAATATAGGAATTAAATTATTTGCATATGCGTTAGAAGCCCCACTTGCTGTTGAATTTACCTTATTCATTGTTCTAAAAATATTAAATATCTTAAAAGTATTTTCAATAGTAGTAGAACCATTACCATTTTTCATATCAAATAAGAAAGGCAAGACTAAATTTATGGTGTTGCTATTTGCCGATACACTTTCACCAAATGCAGCACCATGCTCTGTTTCCCACCTACTTCCATTTTTACCCCAACCTACTGAATTAGAAGTAGAAAACTGTGTTGCTATGCCTTTAAGCATACTTACTTTTTTACCAAAGTCAATAAAACTATCAGAATCTCCATTTCCTGAAAACAAATCTAATGTTCTATTAGAGGCTTCTATTCTAAAGCCTAAAGCACACGTATTAGATGTTCCATTTGTTTTTATTGGCGGAGCATCGAGAGTAACTGTGGTTCCACTTTGGCTTACCCATCTTCCTACTAATCTTCCTTTAATATCATATAATAAATCATTACTAGCAGCAATATCGCTAGCAGTACTTACTGTCATTGTATTCGCTCCACTTGGCTGATATGCAGTAATATTAATTGTAGAAAGTGCCGCTTTTGGTGAAGAACCACCAGAAATAGTAGAAGTTTGAATACTTTGTTGAATCGCTATTGCTGGTAATAAGGTATTCTTTTCTGGAATATTTTCTGGGTCAAACTGATTAAAAGCCCAGTCAAAGCATAATTCAGTTAATCTCATAATAGAAAACCTAGTTAAATCCGATAGTGCTTTATCTGCTGAAATGATTCCTTTAGATACATAATCATTATCGTCATTCTTCAATGTTGTTGTTTTCCCTATTGATGAATACTTAGTGTCAGAATTAGAAGTTTCAATAGATTTCTTTTTAGCGAATAAATTATAATTACTAATGTCTTTAGCATTTGAAGAGGACATTAAACTATCTACTCTTAAACTACTATATGGCTCTAAATCACTATTACTGAATAAAAACATTCTAGCGATTTTAGAGTCAAGATGATTAAAATAATCTTTTTGTAGTAACGGATTTCCTCTGATGTAGTCAGTTCCCCCTATTGATGTAGTTAAAGAAGCAACTACTTCTGAACTAGCAAGGGCTACAATATCTGCACTTCCTCCGCTTTCATGATGAATAGTATCATAGAACTTAGAACCCAAACTAGGTGCATATCCTCTTGCTTCGGGAGAAGTATTGGTAAAAGTAGTAGATAAAAACTTATCAGTTCCTACAATATCATCAACTAAATTAACACCAGAATAAGTATTACCTAATCCAAATCTGTATGCGCTTGCATAATATTTTATTTTACTAGGTTTTGAATAATAATCATAAACATCAGGTTGCTCTATGGCTCTAAGATGACTTGTTATTTGCTTAGAACTAATATTTCCTTTCTCTAAATTATAAATATTAAAATGAGAACTTCCATAAAACTTAAAGTAATTTGAATTTAATCCACTATCAAATGTTTTAGGATAGTCTAAACTAAATACTTCTCCACTAGTAGTAGTATTTGGACTTAATGCTGAAATAATTTTTCCATTCCATAAATGAGAACCGTTAAGTAAATGTAATTCCTGAGTTAATTTTGTGCTTTCGTTATCCGTTCCATCATAGGTTAAAAGTTGTATTGTATCTCCAGCAGTAGTAGTTACTTTTCTATCTAAGTAAACTGTAACAGTAGAGTAATCAGTAAGTAGTTCAACAAAATTAATTATTCCCAAGAAATTCCCATTTAAAAATACTGGCTTGCCATGATGATTTCTAGGAGCAGAAGCAGTTGAAAGAAAATCATCTCCATCATCTGCTACTCTCATCTTAAAGTAAATTTTATCCGTTACTGCAACTGAACTATGAACTTCGCCTATTGTATTAAATGTAGTGTCTCTAGTATTAGCATAGTTTATTTCCAATCTTCCTAATGTTAAGGGCATATAAGGAGCAATTTCTAAAACAGTATTTCCATTTTCAACGTTTGTATTTATTATTTCAAAGTCTAATAAAGTATTAACCGTATCAAATGTTTGGAATACGCTGTAATCTTTATTTCCTAATTTGCATTGAAAGTAGTTATCAGATGATATTCCCTTTGGTTGATGTATAAAATACCCTATCCCTCTTTCATCGTCAGAAGCACTAGTTTCCACTAAAGAGTTACCTTCTACTCCTGTTGAAGAAATAGTTACTCCTGAAGTAAAATAGATTCCTTTATTGGCTGAACCTTTTAATGATGTTTCTGAAACAACTAAGGGGTTTGAATTCAATGCTTTAGTAAAAGCATAATTTTTAGTCGATGCTTTGTAAAGTGCAACATCTGATGTATGTTCTGCTAATGCTTTACGAGTTAATACATGAGTAGTAGCACTACTAGTTGTGGTTTTTACTTCGCCAACATAAGCAAAATGCCCATTTATTTGAGCAAATATTTTTTCTCCTGCGGTCAAACTAATACTAGAAGTATTTGTTATTTCATCGCTACTAAAATTAAATCTTCCATTAGAAGAAAGACTAGTTAAAGTGTTATATGGACTGTTAGTGCTATAAATAATATCTTCTGAGAAGAGAGTATTTTTATTTATAATTGGCCCTAATAATTGACTAAATTCATCTCTTCCTTCTAGTTCTATAAAATTCTGTTGGCTTTCTTTATATGTATTTATTTTTTCTACTTTACCAATAAATCTTTCTATTTCTATATTATAAATACCCGTAGCATATTTCATAGAGTTTTCTGTATCAGAATAAGCATTTTCTGAAAATCTTAGATATAATAAGCCCAAAGCAGAATCTGAATTTAATACTTCTGCTTGTAAATATTCAAAGTCTTTTGATACAATGCTAACAAATATCTGCTTTTCTCTATTTTCTACAATTTTAAAATTAGTAAGTAAAGTCCTGTCTGTAAAATTATATGCTCTTCTTTGCATTTTTTGGTCGGCTGATAATAAAGTAGACCAAGAAGAAGATGTACTAAATTGCAGTTCTTCTTCTGTTCTTACTAAATCATAGAACCCTATTTCTTGAGTAGTTCCTGATTTTGCAGGCAAAGCCTCAACAATTAGAATATAATCACCAACCTTTACTTCATCCCCTACATTAATATAATGAACTAAGTCATGGTCAGTATAAAAGGAATAAGTTCTGCTACTTACATAAGCATTTACTCTAGTAGGTAAATCCACAAATTCGGCTAGTTCTCCTTGAAATACTCTATGCTGGACTGTATATTTATTAAACTCTGATATTTTTCTACTCATCATTTTACTATTATCAATTATTTTAGCAGAACTAAATCCACCTCTAGGAGTAAAAGATTCTTCTAATTGCATATCTAAAACATTACTAATAGTGTTCGATTTTTTAGGAGAATAATCATAATGTGCATATCTAGTGGGGCCGCCTCTATTTGTAGAACTTCCTGTTTTAGCATCATTAACTGCTCTTCTTGCATTAATAAATGCTTCTTCATAATCGCTGTAATCATAACCTGAAACACTAGTTCCTTCGTTACTAGCAGGACTTCCAGTATTTTCATCTAAGATTCTTAATTTATCGAATAATTCTAACTCCATAGAATATTTACTATAATCCACTATTCTTTTTCCGAAATCAGGAGAAGTAAGAAAAATACTATGACTAAATGATTGAATACTTCCACTAGAATTAGTAGTAGCCATTCCTGCCGTATATTTTACATTATGGTCTAATTGGTCTACTTTATCTAAAGTATATTTTTTGCTATAATTTTCAATAGTAATTAATTCAGCAGTAGAATTAGCACTAGCGTTGTTAGACAAGTTTATGTGAGTTGCAGTAATTGAACTAATTTCAGTATTGTTTGGAATATTTTTTCCAGAAACTTTCATTCCTACTTGTAGATTACCAACTGCTAATCCTATTAAAGTGGATATAGCGATTGAATTATTACCGCTAACTAAATTGCCAGTAAAATA